CTTATTTCCGGTATTGGTTGCCGCTGAATAATCTCCGGTATTGGTTGCCGCTGACTTATTTCCGGTATTGGTTGCCACTGAATAATATCCGGTATTGGTTGCCACTGAATAATATCCGGTATTGGTTGCCGCTGAATAATCTCCGGTATTGGTTGCCGCTGAATAATATCCGGTATTGGTTGCCGCTGAATAATCTCCGGTATTGGTTGCCTTATCATCTTCCCAATCAACTTGCTCTTTTATATATTCAACGCCAGCTTTTATAATTCCGGCAATTCCAATTTCTGCTTTTACGGAAATTTTCTTTCCAACTCTCTTGCTATCATCAGATGATTTCTGGCCATTCTCTTCAAGCTCAACTTCACAATATCTGGAATCTGAAGGTGGATAATAACCGAATACATCCATCGGAAATTCGCAAGCATGGAATCCACAATTACAAATGTCTGCTTTTTCTTCTGTGTATTCTTTTCCAATTTCATACTGGAAATCTCTACACTTTAAATCTTTGTCAAAGCCTTTAAAGCATTTCATTCTTTCTTTTCCTCCTTTGATTTTTCTGCATCAAGCCCAAGCATTCTAAATGCCATTTTCTTTGTGAAATCATAATCGTTCACGCTATTCGCCCAAGCTTCAAATGCCTTTAACCTTCCAACCAGAAGTGCGTATTCCTCATTGGCGTTCTCTGGAATATAATCTGTGCTTTTGGTTTCTCCCATGATTAGTCCTCCTTATCTTTTGCTCCAAATGTTTTAAGCATTTCTTCCAGAAGCGAAACAATCTGAATAATTGCATCTACCTGTTTGAACTTTTCCTTGATTTCTTTGTCAAATTCTTCCTCATTCATAAGACCATGCTCGAAAGAATGTCTAAGCTGCTCTTTTACGTCTTTCTCTTCTCCACCATTTTTTACGAACATCTCTTTAATTTCATGGGTGATAACTGCATACTCTGAAAGAATATCAATCCCTTTACCAGAAATATTAACTAAGCCGTTTTCAAATTTAATCATTGTTTTTCCTCCCTATTTTCTTTTATTATCTCCCTCTGAATGGTATAATGTGTTCAGAAAGGAGGTGTGTTAAAATGTTTCTCAAATTAAAAGTTTCCTGTACTTGTCATTGTGATTACTATATAAGTGAAAGAATAAGTACAGACAAGGTTGTGTGCCCGAATTGCGGAAAGGAACATCCTTATTCTCATAAAATAATTTCAATGCTTCATGCCGCAAATGAGATTGATGATGGCAATGTTCCCGGAGCAGAAACAATAAAAACTTCCGTTATTTCTGAATGGGAAGATGTGACTGAGCGTCAATAACAATCTTCATGTACTCTAAAAAGCCTTTCGCTTCAGTGGCGGACAGACCGCATTCGGCAATTTCGTTTTTTACTTTTTCTACAAGGTCGCTTGCCTTCTGTCCGTTTTTGTGGCGATATAACTGATATATTTTGGAATCATAATCGGATAACCTTTCAGCAACGTAATCATCTGCTAACATTCTTTGTTCACCTCCCCTATTCAATAATTGTAAGATCTTCATCCACCGCAAATGGTTCAGTAACAAATATTCCATCTTCTTTAAAGAGAAGATCAATTTCAACATGTTGCTTATTTGCACACTTCACAACAACTACATTCTCATTTTCTTCTTTGGTATGTGTGAACAAAATATCTGCAATTTCAAAACCTACAAGAGAATGAAAAATTTCTGGATTATCTCCATAAAATTCGTAGCTTTTAATATCTTTCACTGTTTTACCCTCATTTTCTTTCTGAATTAATATCATAATTGCAATCGCGAATCTGCATTTTTGTATTTGTACACGGTTGCCATCCCTTGATGTACTTCACAGCTTCCTCATATCTTAATTTTGGAATGTTGTTTCTTGCGTTTACACCGAAATAAGATTTCACATCTCGATTACATTCTGCGAATACTTTCTTTCCGATTTCTGAATAGGCATTAGATTTCTTTCCGCCCAACGCTTCAATAACCACTAGCGAAACCAGATCCCCAAGATATTTTTGCTGACCGTAGTCAATTGTCATTGTATTTTCAAGTTTTTCGATTCTTTCCTCATGATCTGCTGTGCCCTGGGCAAGAATCTGAATTTGTTCGGCAACCGTCAATGGTTTTCTGTAGGAACCTGTCTTTCGAATTTCTGGGAGAACTTTACTTGTCACCCAGTCTGTAAACCTTTCGGCAGATTCTTTTCTGCTCTGGAAAATCAATTTATACATATTGGGTTCATTTACAAAGTTAGCATTCTGCTTTCTCCCGATACCATCAATGACCTCATTTGTAATGACCCCATCTGCATTTAACCTTGTCTTTGCCTGGCTCGGATTTGAAATTTCTAATGCTTTGCATATATCAATCATGCAAAACCAAGGTTCATTATCAATAGTTATTGTCCGAATATCTCCGAACTCTGGCGAATTAAAAATCTGTAATTCGTTCATTAGTCTCCTTTCTGTGATATAATCTCCTTTAGGAAGGTGTAATCTCTTTTACATAGAGCACATCTACTGGGTTAAATTTCAAACAATATTGCTTTCCAGCGTCATCCCATTCCAAACGTATCAGTTTATCTCTAATGTCTGGTTTCACAATATCATCCGGGAACACACACGGAATTTCGATTGTTTCCCCATTTTTAAATTTGATAATTGTCATCTTCTCCTTATAATCTCTCCTTTCTTGTGTTATACTCACTATAAGAGTGGAGGTGATGATTATTGGTATTTAATGGTTTCTGCGATAAGCAGAACAAAAATTATTCCATTGAAGCTTCTCTCATTAATACTGGATCATTGGATGATTTGACGCCTAATTACACAATAGGTCGAATTAAGTGTAATTATGCAAGCAAAACTGGATGTTGTTCAAATCCGAAACAATGTTCCATTTTAAAAGCTTCAAAATAATTCTGTTTGGCTCTCTGAGATATGGGAGCCTATTCTGTTTGAAATTTCAGCATCCTTGGTGAATCTTTAAACTTGATTCCCTCAATTTCCCCGATACCTTTCTGGTTCACCTTCAACATTTGCAAATCTGTAGATAAATCAAAAGCATTCAGATCAATGGAAAGCATAGGTTCTGAATCTCCAACTCCCTGTTTCAACTCAAAACTCCTTACACCTTCGAGTTTGTGACCATCTACAAGGATTTCTGTAAATATTCCACATTCGCCATTTACTTGCCGAATTTCGATTTTTGATACTTTCATTAGTCTCCTTTCTGATCTAAATCAACAGTTTCTTTTTTATCTGTTTTTTGTTCCATGCTGTTATCAGAAAAACTTTCCACTTTCCCAAGAATGTAGCCTTTATCAAATTCCGACATCTTAGGAATTGCTTCTTTCAGCTTTTCTACGATTTTTTTTCTTTCTCTGACATTTTCTATTTCACCTCCTTCTTTTTACGCGCAATATTTAATTTCATATTCAGTTACGATTTTGGAGAAAATCTCTCGCAGCTTTTTATCGTCATCGATGACGTCCATTTTGTTTAGTGAATTAATCTCTGTTTTGGTGCAACCATTTTCAGCCATTCGTTTTCGCTTATTTCTTAATCTTGTATTCAGATCACATCCAGCCCGGCATTCCAATTCTGTGTACATTTCTGTTCTAAGCATTTTAAACTCTGCTCCTGCACCTTTTTGTATGCGATTGAATTTAGAATTAATTTCTGAACGCCAGTTATCAAATACAGGCTTTACCGCTTCTTTGATATTCTCTGTTGTCGCAACAGCTTTATCTGCGGTTTCTTTGGCAATTAAAATCTGTCTATCTCTTTCTTTGTCAGCAAGTTCTTTTTCAACCATTTGTGAAAGTAGCCCCTGTAACATTTGAAGTTCTGGTGACAATGCCCTTTTTACAGTTTCTTTGGTTTTAAAGTACCCATTCACAAGCTGTCGCTGAACATCCCATGCTAAATCGTCTGTGAAGGACTTTACTAGCATTAGATAACCCTGTTCTGTAATAAGCGCATAATCAGAAGTTGCCTTGTCTGGAATGTCAAAAATTTTGGTACGACGAATTTCGTCGGCGCTTACTCGGAAGAAATCTTCGCTCTCAATAAAGCGCTCTCTGTTTGTTCTGAAATTTCTGCTTGCTGTTCCGTCTGGTCTGCCATGAACTGCATCAATATCTTTGAATGTAACCACTCGCTGACCGTTATACTCTTTTATTGAGATATCCGAATTTCCAATATGTACTAACTGGTTCGTGTTTATCACTCCTTTCTTAATCTGACTTTCAATTCCGTTTTGTGTTGAAAATATTTTTCCTATGTGTTAAAATTCTTTCATACCCAAATAATGGGCAATGAAAGGAGTTGTTTGCTTTGACCCAACTTTTGAATTTGCCCTGTTCCTTATTGTAGGTTGCAAGCAGAGTAACCTGCGTTACCAAAGTACGTTAAGCAATTTCGTTCACCGTATTGAACAAAATTCCTACATTCGCCAACTAATGGGCAGCTAATCCTTTTTACTCAATCGCAGAACTAAAACTGCGTAAGTGGTGAAGTGTTTCAAGAAACATTTGGTGCTGCTTATGTGACTCAACAAGTGCGTTCAGTCTGCAAAACACATAAGGTAAACAAATTTAGGCAAGAACTGATAGGACAGCACTCCTGTCAGTTTTTTGCTATTCTTCTTTAAACAGATATTCCAGATCATATTCTGGGAAAAGCTCTTTTTTAGAAAGGACTGCTTCTGGATAAGTAAAAGGTGTTTTCCCCTTTATCTTGTTCTGAATAGTCCTTTCATCAACACCAAGAACCTTTGCAAACGCTCTGATTGTAATTCCTTTATCATCAAGAGCTTTTTTTAAATGAATTAACATTAATACCTCCTGTCGCATTATTGCGACTACTGTGTAAAAAAAATATCTATTGCTTCTTCCCTACTTAAAGGAACTGCGCTTACAATTCCGTGAATTTCACCAATTGTAAACTTTTCGCCTCCATCTTTAAGCTTACGGTAAAAAGTGCTTCTATCCATACCAATTGCGCTTGCAACAGCTTCTTGTGTATTTCCATGTTCAACAATTTTACCTTTAAGCCTTGCTATATTTACAACCACAAGCGTTACCTCCTTTCTAGTAGCATTTATGCGACTTTGTGATTATATATTACCTCTTGCAGTCGCATTTGTCAATATAAAAATTCGCATTTTTG